CATTGTCATCAGGCATCTCAAACATATACTTTACCATATTCTTATAAGGAATCTGATAAAGATTACTTTTATCTTCATGGTCACCAGGCAAGAAACCAATCTCTCTTGTAGGGACAAGAGACCTAACCATATACACCTTCTCATAAGGTGTCTCAGGATTCAATACCTCTTGCAGTGCAAGATACAATGAAATAAAAGTCTTACCTGTGCCAGCAGCACCATGTAAGACTAGATTCTTTCCTTCTGAATACGCTTCAAAGACAGTCTCCTGATTAGGAGTTAGCGGCTCGATAACCTTGAGGTGGTCAAGGTTGATGGGTTTGTTCCTCTTCATTCTAACTTTCTTTTCAGGGTAGTGGGAAGCAGTCGCTTTTTTTCTTTTTACTGGCATAATCAGGTGTATCTACTCAAGTTAGCGCGAGGATGATTCTCCTGCACTCTTGACATTACTTCTTTGAATCCATCGGATTGCTTAGGCATACCATATGTAGTGCCTGCAATACCTTCCGACCAGTCTTTATCCCAGTCAGGATTCTCATCTTTCCATTCGCAGTATGCTTTCATGGACATGGAGAGTGTCTGTTTCTCTCCAGTTTTTTTATTTATTACGGGATAGGTAGGCATCTGTCATCTCCATTAGTTGTTTACTCATCTGTCGGTAACCACTACCAACATAAATTTGACCTGCTACAACACTAACTGTTGCAACACCCCAGAATATATAATACCATCGACTCTTTACCTGTGCTCTCACTTTCATAGCATTCAATTCCTCATGGATGTCACGGTGGTGGAAGCGTAATGATTTATCGATGAAATTCTTCATTAGTCTATGCGTAAACACGGTTGTAGGTCATCCCAACCATCGGGACAACCACAGTCATCAGGGCACCAGTCCATTGCCTTAGCAACGATAGGAAACTGACAGATAAAGTGTTGCTTACACAACTCTGCAACTTCCATGTGCTCTTTCTGTGTGCCATTGGCAGTCCTCAGATTAATATAATGCAACCACGATCTTACAGAGCCTGTCATGTAGATTCTGGTTGGAGTATTTAGAGGAAGCACCCCACGAGCACACTCCTTTGCGATTCCTGCTTCCAACAACTCATTGTAGAGACGTTGTGCTGCATAGAAATGCTCTTCAATCTTACCCTCAAACTTTACCTTAGTCATCGGGTCGATGTCATCAATACTATTCTGTCTATTCTTACTGTCTTGTCTACGAAGGTCTGGGATAGGAATGTCACCCAGCATACCTGCATCAGCATACCGCTGTGAGAACTCTTGATATGTGAAGCTACGGTGCCTCAAAATTTGAGCTCCGATTGCCCTTGTAGTATTAATTTCAAGCGTCATGAATGCCTGCTCAAATACAGACCAGTGTCCATGCTTGATACAATACTTTAGCAGTCCTTCGACCTTAGGATTTTCTTGGTTGTTTGGATTGGAGACACGGGCAACGTAACCCATAGTCTTCTCAGCGTCAGGTGTTACACTGACGAGACATACTTTAGTCATCGTGTTTGAATAGAAGTCGAGCAATAATATAAAGACCCATAGCGGTCCAGTATCCAATGGTTGCAACACCGATTGCAGGCATTGCCATATTCCATACCCACATTAGCACAGCAGGTGTTAGTGTTAGTCTTACAATACTACCAACAACAAGACCACCCATGGCGATGTTAGCAGCTTTCTCTGCTTCTTCCTTGGTAACTTTGTTTTGGTCTGCTGCAGACTGCTCTGCTTTCTTACGTGGGTCAAAGAAAACTTCATCACTAATCATTTTTTTGTTTCTTTCTTCTTTCCTGATTGCCATAGTTTAGGGTTAACTCTTCCTTCGGTCTGAGTCCAACCGATAAAATCTTTTTTATATGTATCATAGTAGAAGTCAAACAGGTCTACCTGCTTATTGCTGATAGCAATATCAAATTTGACTTCACCATTCTCCTTATACTCCACAAGATATGCAGTATAAGGTAAACTTTTGTCTTGTGCAGTCTCGGGACTGCAATTCTTTTCAAGGATTTTCACCTTCAACCTCTTTTACCCCACTCGATAGACGGAAATGCTTCTTTGACTACTGCATGAGTGATGCGATACTTCTTATGAAGTGTTTTATTCATTGCCTTTACGACAACATCTGCTTCCTCTTTATGCAATCCTTCAAGCAAGGCGATAAACATAGTTTCAATCTTCATGGTAGGAAGATTGTCTGCACCACCCTTAAAGTAATAGTAAAGTTTTGACCCTTCTTTCTCAAGTAGCGTATGCTCTGTGCCTTTAGGTGCATCGTTTGGTGTGTAAGGAATGTCCTCACCCATAGGGATGCGTGGCACCAGACTGTCATCAAAGTTGATGATAAACATAGACCTCAGCGTCTGAGTATTATTCTCTTGCAAGATTTTAATCTTTGCCGCTTTAGTCTTAGCGTTATGTGCTTTACGAAGCACCTCAGAAATCATAAGTTTCATCTTAAAATTCAGTAATATGTTCTAGCAGGTCATTCAGTTTATTCTGAATAAAATACGGATACATTTTGCCCCGTGCAGGGGTCTGTGTAGTCTCGTATGTATTTAGGATAGATTCTTCTACCTCATCTGGGATGTAATCGAAGTCGATTAGTATACGATTCCTTTCATAATACTCCCTTGTAGTAGTATCTGTAAAGTCCTCAGGTGCAAGGTCAACCCAACGCTGTAGTTTTGCTTTGCCGAGTGGACGCTGCCTCTTACCAGAGACAAACGTGTCACCTGGTGAAAGGAAGTTAGGGATACCATCAGAGCGGTCACCCTTCATGATGTGCTCAGCAATGTAAGTCTTAGGGTCAACCCCATTCATGAATTTCTTTTGAATAGGATTGTATTGATGGACAAACCTATACTTCTGCAACTGAATAAAGTCCTTGTCTCCTGAGAGAATGAGGACCTTCTGTGGTGGTTGCATATTATTCTGCAGGCGAATGTTACGATGCCCTTGGTCCTTGACCAGTGTGGCAATCACATCGTCTGCCTCTGCACCATCAACTTCCACTACTTTGTAAGGAAGATACTGACGCAACTCATCACGAATACGATTGAGGAATTCAAAGATAGCATTCCAATCAAACTTAGATTGCTGACGGTCTTTCTTACGTGTGCCCTTGTAGTAAGGAAACTCACGTCGCCGCCAGTAATGCTTGGAGTCATAACAGAGGACCAACTCACCATACTCTTTGTAGAATTTCTTGCGATACAGTCGCAAAGAATTCAACACCATGTGGCGAATCAAATCCTCTTCTATAACGTTGGTCTTAGTCAATGTAACCATCAGGTTGCTGATGCAAACCTGATTCATATCAACGAGAATCATTTAGACTCACTCATCTTCGTCTTCAAGTGTATCATATTCGTCCGTAATACGCAAGTAGAGAAGGTCACGAGGGTCATGCCAACCTTCTTCTGTCATCATTTCTGGATGCATAACCACTGCTGCATACTCTGCTCGCTCCTTCCAAGTATCAAAAATCCCCTTGAGATTCCATGACGCGATGAAACCCAAGAGGAAAGAACCGATAGTGAGGAAGAAGGCGATGTAAAGAAAACTTAGGTCTGCCATAACGCCCCTCTTAACTATGTTTATTTAGTAACTTTTTTGCGTCTGCCTGGACGCCTCTCTGCATGGTATTTCCATGCTCCTTCTAGAATACTATAGAGATACTTGCGCACCTTTCTAGCTTGTGGTTTTGTGATGTGTCCATACGCTTCACGTAATTGTTTGTCGCCACCTTTAATATAATCATCCAACTCCTGCACGGTGTCGGATACCTCTGCTGCGACTGATGATTCAATGAATGCATTCACATCATTGCGGGTCCACTTACCCGCTTTCAAATAATTATACATGTTGAAGAGAAAACGACCGTTGACCATTGCCTCATCGAGTGCTCTATCAACGATCGTATATAGTTCTTCCCTTTCGTGGTCCTGTTTCATTACAAATAAGTATTCTCCCGCAGGTATTTTACGGTCTCAGTGCATCCACCCATCTTATGACCAGCGATGATGACCTGAGGAAAGGTAGACCCCCTACCAAACTCAGCATAGAATTGCTCACGTGTGAAGTTTGTATCTAAAACAAACTCACTGTAACTCCATCCTTTGCTCTTATAAACCTCCTTGATTTTAGTGCAGAAGGGACACCCTGCCCTTGTATAAATGGCAGTTGCTCCAGGACGTTTCATGTTTATCTCAATGCGAAGAAGTGGGGAGGATTACTCCCCACGTTGTCAGAAGTATCTATATCAGAAAGAATACTTCAGACCCAATTTGCCACCGTATCCACGGTCGATGCTGTCATCGCCACTGCCGATGAAAGAGACTTCTCCATAAGCACCAAGCTTCTCAGTCACAGCAAGACCAAGACCTGCCTTACCTGAAGGGACGGTATCGGTTTCACCGTTGTCAGGAGAAACCAGGCTAGCACCACCTTGGACATAGTAGGATGCACTTTCACCAAGAGCACCTTCGTAGCCCACGTGGAAGTCAGTCGTAGCACCTGTGTAATCAGCGCCCGTCCAACCAGCATTTGCTTCCACGTTGACGTACGGACCCGCAAGGGCAGCGGACGGAGCAACCACTGCTGCAGTTGCGGCGAGGGTTGCGATTGCAGTTTTAATCATTTCTGTTTTCCTTTGTTGTTTTACGTTTACACTCTGTAACAATGTCACAGGTGTTTATTTAGGCCAGTTTTGAGTCCAAACTCACTTCCCTTGTGCCAGTTCGGATTTGTTTGGACTTCAACTGGTCGTTTAGAGTATAGTATAGGACGTGCCCTTCTGTCAAGACATAGTACCCATCGATGGTCTTTCCATCGTCCGTCCACCCATAACCCTGCACCCTCTCTGGGGTCTCCTCGTCTAGGAGGCGGTCTGTGTGGAGGTAATGGTTATACATCTGGTGTAGATTCTTCATGGGCAACATCTCTTGGGGTCTTAGAAAGTATATCACGGATTGCTGACATATCCTCTTCCTTAAGAGTATGTATAGATTCTGACTCTTCCACTTCTTGACGTGGGTCCATGATATCACCCACAGCATTAAGGTTTTCTTTCAGGTCTGCCATGTAATCACCTGGTTTCCTGTCCATACCCTGCACAATGCTCATGTTTGACCGCCAATACTTCTGCATCTTCTTAAGCATTTTCTTCTTCCCCTTAGGGTCGTCCTTATACTTCTCGATGATTCTCCGTAGTGCTTTCAATTCACGACTGGATTTCTCCAGTGACCGCTCAGCAGCGGTGCTCTCTCCAAAACCTGCCATTAGTCGTCTGTTGTACCTGTAATAATTAGTTTGAATTTGACTCTCTTCTTCTTATCATCGGTTGCGAGATACCAGATGGGAGAGTCTGTCCTGTGAGACTCCTGATAGATTGCCTCCTTCGCATATCTATCTACGTTGTTTGAACCTTCGTAGTATGCTTTAAGATTTTGCTTAGGATACTTCCAGTTGGGGTCTATTTTATCAGGATAGAATGGTGTGCCAGGTTGCTCAGTCCTATCATCTCTGATAGGAGGCCAATGGAAATCAAACTCCATACCTTGCTGGTATCCAACTCCAGGATTCAAGACATCTATAACTTCAATAATTGCTTGCCAATAATAATCTGCCGATGAGGATGGCGAGCGTGTGTTAGATGTAGATGCTATCGAATAGAATGTGATACCTATACGGACCTTTGCAGGGTCCACAATCATATTAGCATGTTTACCCTTAAGGTTGTCAAGCTTGTAGTCATGTACAAAGGTAACGGGACCTCTCAGGGGATTGCCATGCCAGATATCATCGATGACACCATACCATGTAACATCAATACCTCTACCAGAATCTCCTGCTGCAATATACCATGGTGTGCCACCTCTAACTGCAGTGTGAGGCATCTTCTTCTTCAGAGTATCAACCTTACTATCAGATAGCAGGCTAGGGACACCATCATAGAAGTCCATCCTAGTAACAAGATACTCTTCCAACATATGATTGTAGTTACCTGTGAAAGTTTCTAGTAACTCTTCATCTGCACCACTGTATTGGTTTGGTCCTCTAGGATTATAACCTGACACTCCTTTACGAAGGAAACCTGTGTCAATATATGCATCGGAGTTGGGGAAGTATGAATTATTATTGCCAGACCCTCTAACATCATTCGGTTGTGATTGATATCCAGGATGGTCTGGGACGTTGTTGTTTGCAGGGTTTTGCATCACGACAGCAGACCCATTCTCCCACACCTGTGTAGCAGCAGTGCCATTAGGACTGTCGCCAGGATTAATATGATATGGGGCATTCTTATGTGACCCTGCCTGCCAATTCCTTCTGCTATTAACAGGAGCGAATTGCATAGCGATACCGTTAACACCACCGTAGTTAATCGTGGTGCCTAGTTGGTCGTTGGTTGCAGGTGCACCAGTTGACTCAGCAATTTGATTGTCACCATTGATAGTGATTAGTTGGATGTTAAAGGAAGACTCATACGCTGCCGATTCACTGTTGTATAGGTGCAGTGCTGGTGCCACAGAAGCATTAGGACCACCAGAAATAATCTCAGGCACCTCAAACGTTAGAGTATCACCAGCAGAGACTGGTATCTCATTTGTAATCGCTTGCCCAATAGGAGGCCATCTCTTCGCTGTCCACCTCTTATTGTATACCTCGTTGCCGTTCTTTAATACTCTAATTCTAAACTTAGTGCACTCACCCAACACACCTTGAGTGATACCACCACCTGATGTGAAGATGAAGGTGCCACCAGTCACAATCTCAATAGTCTGAGACTGATTCATTCTATTACTGTATCCACCTGTGCACTTACCACACTCATAGTCAATAGTGTATTGCTCTGTGCCAGCGACCTGACTTCCACAGTCCTGACGTTGCAATACAATATCTTTGAATCCACTCTTCAACAGTCTGGTATCACACTCAACCTGTGGATTGAGTGGACGCATTATTTTAGGTGGTGCTGCATTCTGATAGACATAACCTAAGACACCATCGTAGTTATTATTCTCAGTCCTCCACTCGATGATGTGGTATAACTTCATGTCATCATAGTCATCATCACCATCGATAAGGTCTTCCCAGAATTGTTTACCACTACCCTTCCACTGAGTGTAGTCCTTACCATCTTCAGGATTCCATTTCGCATCTGAGAATAGACAGTAGTTATTCTCTGCACTACTGATACCATTGGCTCTGAAACCATCTCCATGTCCACCACTACTGTGTGGTGAGAAGTCAACGTCATCACCACGGTCATAGTTATTGGAGTCATTACCATCAGGCACAATGAAGAATCCCATGGTGCCACCCTGATACTCCTTGAGTCTCTTCAGGGGGACAATGATACTCTGCTGACTCTCAGTATCTTTAGCGTTAGGGACAACGATGTAACCCTTCTGAGGTCCATCATCATTAGCGAGATAGAATCCCAAAGAGTTTTCATATCCTGCACTACCATGCTCACAATCAACAGTCACCCTCAAGTCCTGCCGTGGGTGCATAGGAATACGATATGAATTCCTATCAGACATCCTCTTAGGGTGGTCCAAAGGAATCTCAGCATCAATAGTTGCCTGATGGTCCCATGGAGGAGCATCAAACAGTCTTACAAGTGCTTGAGTGGGGTCATCCTTCTTCCGCTTATATCCAATAGCACCATCCTGCTTGATGAAAGCATGTCCCAAGACATACTGGAAGAGGTAACCATGCTGATTAATATAATCTCTCTCACCATTACCAGATGAATCAGGCATACCAGGATTGGTAGACAACATACTGTCAACCTTACTGCTGGAATAGTAATTAAAGATGGGGACAGTCTTCTCAGGTATAGGCTCCTTCAACACATGGAATACAGGTTTACCATTGTTTAATACTTCATATCCATTAGGAGGCACAGGGTCAGTGGTGTAGATAGTATCACCTGCCACATCACCGAAGACTTCAAAGTCTAGGTATGCTGTGTTGTTACCTACGTTGAAATTATATGTCCACTCAGTGCCTGGATTTGCATACCCAGACCAACTATCAATTCTCCATTCACTATCATAGTCACCACCATCAGCGATAGCATTCACACTGACAGTGACATTGATACCACCACTACCTGTAGTAAATGTCCCTGAGTAATTGTTGTTGAAGATTTGGTTTCCACCCTCGTTGAAAACATAACCTTTTACATTATTTCCGTCTGTGTCTGTAGTCTGGACAGTGCCTGCCCACATACCATTCTTATTACGGTGAGCAAATCTGACATTAATAACTGGTGGTCCTGGATTTGTAAGACCATGCTCATAGACTGCTAGTCTATCGGGGTAGCAATTCTTGATGCAGATTTCATTCTTATTAGATGACCATCCACTTGGATAATATGAATCACAACTAGGTGCTGGTGGTCTCCACTGTCCTCCAATGTAAGGACGCATCATACACTCAAGTGCTTCTCTTACACACTTACCCCATGGGGTGCCTGTAGGCTCATCATATCCATCACACTTATAGATTTCACCTGTCTCCTTGTGCTTGTAGGTATCCTTAGCAATCTTTTTGAGGAGTCCCTTAGCGTCCAGTCTAGCAAGCTCTAAGCACTGGTCTCCATCCTTTCCTATAGATGGGAAGGTCTTACCCTTTGGACCGTCAGGAGGGACCACGACGATGGGTCCTGTGAAGTCATAGGGGATAGGAATAATCTCATTAATCCAAGTGATGATATCACCGATATCAATCTCGAAACCTGGAAAATCATCATCCTCTATCTCAGGTAGAGGAGGAGGTGTCAAGTCAATGTCAGGGTAACACCTGTTAACCAACCCTTGAATGATTTGATTAGGTGTGGGGTCAGGTGTCAGTGCAGGTGGGTCAAACGTAGGAAGAGGATTGTCCTTATCCAAGTCGTTTGGATTGTTGGGAAGGATACCCTCAGGGTAGCACCTGTCTACCAGATTTCTAATGACATCACCTGGCATTGGGTCAGGTGTCAGTGCTGCGGGTGGCACTGTAGGTCTAGGATTCTCTTGGTCAAGAAGGTTTGGTGAGTTAGGTATTGCATTCGGAGAGTAGCAACGACCAACTAACTCAGCGATAACTTCCTGAGGTGTGGGAGGTGTGATTGTCGTCTGTCCTGCAGGTGTAGCAGGGGACAGGGGTCCAGATGTCGCAGCAGGCTGCACACTCGTCTGGTCCAGTTCACTTTGAGTTAAATGAATCTGGGCATTAGAGTAACACCTCTGGACAATAGATCTTATGGACTCTCCTGCCATAATAAAAATTACTTACGCTGATATTTAGGTCAAAAAAAGAGGGTCACTCTGGATTTTGCCAGAGGACCCTTGCGGCGACGATATACGTCTATTTATTAACCGATTGAAGGTGCAGTAAGAGCAACCTGAGTTGTCTCTGCAGCAGCAAGGTCAAGAGGGAAGTTGTGAGCGTTACGCTCGTGCATAACTTCCA